CTTGTTTACACCCCCTAGAAACCGCTTAAATCAAGATTTAAAGCTAGGTTTTTAATAAAAAAGTAGATTTTTATGTAAATACTAGATAAATTCTAATTACCTACACTTAGGGTTAAAAGGACATGGCAAGACCAAAGAAATATCATATTGATACAAAACAATTACAAAAATTAGCGAAGTTTGGCTGTACTAATAAAGAAATGGCAGACTTTTTTGGTTGTTCAGCAGACCTTTTAGAAAAGAGTTATTCGGAATATCTAACAAAAGGTAGAGCAGAACAGAAAATGAGATTAAGACAACTTCAATGGAAGTCAGCAGAAAAAGGTAATGTATCGATGCTTATATTCTTAGGTAAAAACATATTAGGTCAGCAAGATAGATTAGAAGAAAACCAATTAGAAGAACCCTTAACATGGTCTAATGATTAAAAGAAATTACAAAAAAGAATATGGGAATTATCATTCAAAACCAAAACAGATAAAAAATAGAGCCAGTAGAAATAAAGCAAGGGCAATATTAAAGAAGATTAGAGGAATAAAAGCGTTAAAAGGTAAAGATGTTGACCATAAAAATAGAAACCCAAGAGATAATAGGATTAAAAATTTAAGGGTTAGGTCAATCAAATTAAATCGAGGTAGAAAATAAATGCCACTTACAGAACCACAAAAGAAAGTAATTAACAATCCATCAAGATTTAGGGTTTTGATTACAGGCAGAAGGTTTGGAAAAACATATTTAGCAATCAATGAAATAGCCAAGTTTGCTTCACAGCCCAAGAAGAAGGTTTGGTATGTTGCCCCCAGTTATAGACAAGCAAAGGCGATTTGCTGGGGTGTATTGAAAGAAAAAATGATATATCACAAATGGGTCAAAACAATAAATCATAGTGACCTTACAATCACACTAAGAAATAATTCACAGATTACACTTAGGGGTAGTGATAATGAACAATCACTTAGAGGTGTTGGGCTTGACTTTATTGTTTGTGATGAATTTTCAGACATCAATAAAACAGCTTGGTTTGAAGTGCTTAGACCAACATTATCAGATACAAATGGTCATGCTTTATTCTGCGGAAGCCCTAGAGGGTTTGGGAACTGGTCATATGAATTATTTAAAATGGGTGAAATGAACAATGAATGGTCATCATTTAAATACACCACACTAGAAGGCGGACAAGTTCCACAAGAAGAAATAGAACAGGCAAAACAAGATTTAGATTTAAGAACATTCCAACAAGAATATGAAGCAACATTTGTTAATTATTCGGGAATGATTTATTACAACTTTAATCGAGATAAAAACATATTAGAAAAATATACTAGCGACAGCCCTATTTATCACATTGGTTTAGACTTTAATATTGACCCTATGTGCGGTGTTGTTTGTATTGTTCAGCATGATAAAATAATTGTAATAGATGAAATACAGATATACAGTAGTAATACGAATGAAATGTGTGAAGAAATTAGAAATAGATATAAAAACAAACAGATAGCTGTTTATCCCGACCCAAGTGCAAGACAAAGAAAGACTTCTGCGGGTGGTGTTACAGATTTGGCTATACTTAAAAATGCTGGGTTTAGTGTAAGGACAAGAAACACAGCCCCTTTAGTTAGAAACCGAATAAATGCAGTAAATTCAAAATTAAAAAATGTTAATGGAAAAAATTCTTTGTTTATTGTAAAATCATGTAAAAATGTTATTAAAAGTTTGGAAAGACAAATTTATAAGGAAGGCACAACACAGCCCGATAAAGACAGCGGTTTCGACCACATGAACGATGCCTTGGGTTACTTAGTGGAATATTTATTTCCATTGCGAAGAAACTTTGTGCCTAGCCAACCGCAAAGGTGGAGTTAATGAACAGAAAACAATTACAGCAAAAACATGAATTATGGGAAGCAAATATAGCAAATTGGGAATTTTACATAAGAAGTTATTTAGGCGGTAATGATTACAAAAACGGATATTATTTAAACAGATACATTTTAGAAAGCCCCGAAGAATATGACGCTAGGGTAAAACATACACCTGTTGATAATCATTGTAAAAATGTTGTTCAGATATACACCAGCTTTCTTTGGAGAGTACCACCATCAAGAGATTATGGCGATTTAGATGGTGATGAATCATTATTGTCTTTTTTAGATGATGCAGATTTAGACGGAAGAAACTTTAATACTGTTATGCGGGAAGTTCAAATGAACGCTAGTATTTATGGTAATTGTTGGGTTATTGTCGATAAGCCACAAACTGTTACAAAGACTAGAGCAGAAGAATTAGCACAGGATATTCGACCATATATATCTATTCTTACCCCCGAAAATGTTGTCGATTGGAATTATGCAAGGGCTTCAAGCGGTAGGTTTTATTTAGATTATTTGGTTGTCATTGAAGATATAAATGCAGAACGGGCAATCGTAAAAGTATTTACAGAAGAATTAATAAGTACATACGAAGTTGAAGAATACGAAAAAGAGTATGAAGAAGGTAGTGCAACACTTATTGAAGAAATTGCAAACCCGATAGGCAGAATTCCAGCAGTAAATGTCTATAACCTCAGAGGACATAAAAGACCTATCGGGATAAGTGATTTAGCAGATGTCGCTTATTTACAGCAATCCATCTATAATGATTATTCCGAGAAAGAACAGCTAATAAGATTATCAAATCACCCAAGTTTAGTTAAAACACCAAATGTCGAAGCAAGTGCTGGTGCTGGGTCAATTATTGAAATACCCGAAGATTTAGAAGCTAGTTTAAAGCCCTATATTATCCAGCCTAGCGGTCAAAACCTAGACGGGATAATGAAATGTATACAAATGAAAGTTGATGCCATAGACCGCATTACACACATGGGAAGCGTTAGGGCTACAGGGCAACAGATTGCAAGTGGGATAGCATTACAAACAGAATTTCAGCTTTTAAATGCACGATTGTCAGAAAAAGCAGATTATTTAGAAAATGCAGAAATGCAGATATGGTCATTATTTGCTACATGGCAAGATAAACAATGGAATGGTCAAGTTAATTACCCCGATACATTTGACATTCGTGATTGGGCTAATGATTTACAATATTTACAAATGGCTAAAGCTAGTGGGATTAAATCAGAAACATTTAATAAAGAACTTGATAAGCAAATTGCAGAAGCGGTTATTGATGATAGTGAAACAATCAGAACTATTAACGATGAAATTGATGCAACAAGAGCAGTAAGAGGGCAGTTTCAAACAACAGAAGTGGAAGGTCAAACAGTTGGCGAAGAAGAAGCGGAAAGTTAGACGAGTACCCAAAGATAAAGAAACCAAGATACCTAAAAAATATCTTGCTGGTTTAAAGGGTGCAAAACGAAGGGCTAGGGCTAGTTTAATTAAACAGGTGAGTGCTTTATATCGTGCTGGTTTAAGAATACCTAGAGCCTTATTACAGCGAAGGAACAGGTCATAATGGCAGTAAGAAGAAAACCTTTATCAGCAAAAGTAGTTGCAACATTAAAGGCAAAAGCAAAAAAATCTAAATTATTTAATTTAACCGATTTAAAAAGAAGTTATAGAAAAGGGCAAGGTGCTTTTTTAAGTGCTGGAAGCAGACCTAGAATTCCTATGTCGGCTTGGGCTATGGCAAGGGTAAACAAACTAATTAAACTGGGTAGAAGGGCAACATTTGATAAAGAGATTATTCGTTCTGCTACCAAAAGGAAAAAGAAATAAGTTTGGTTAAACTTTGTATTAGGTGCAAGGTTGCTTTGAAGGAAGTGATTAAAAAGGTTTGGAAATGTCCAATCTGTAAAACAATTATTAACGATAGGTTAAAAAATGGCGAAGTATCGGGGCAAGGAAGTCAAACTAAATAAACCTTTTAGATTGTCAGCAGATGAATCTAAAAATAAAAAGTTTGGTGTTTATGTCAGAAATAAGGCAACAGGCAAGATTAAGAAAGTTACTTATGGTGCAAGGGGTATGTCGATTAAAAAGAATATACCAGCAAGGCAGAAATCTTTTTTGGCTAGAATGGGCGGAGTTTTAAAAAAGGTTAAAGGTCAAAAGTCTTTATCCCCCGCATTTTGGTCTATAAGGGCATGGAAAAAAAGTTCCACATTATAATTCATGTCAAAAATTTTAGAAAAACTAGCAGACCAGCATGAAGAAAGAATAATCAATGTTTTATATAAACTTGAAGAAGATGTTGTCAAAGAAGTTACAAGAGCAACAAAAGGGCAACTGGTTTCACAAAGATTAGCTATTCAATTACGACCAGCTATAAAAAAACTAATTGATGAAAGTTTTTTAGATGAAGCAGACACAATTATAAATCGAGAATACAACAAAATAGCAAAAGAAGTTTTAGATAGATTTGGTGAAATGCCAATCCCAAGTAAATTCAAAAGCCTTACAGAAGTTGACCTTAGAACTATAAATGCCCTTAAATATCAATCATTTAGCGGATTTGAGGACATTGCAGAAAGATTTCTCAAAGTAATTAATGATGAAGTTTATCAAAGTACAATAGCTGGTAGACCTTTTGAAGATATGGTCAGCAATATTAGGTCACATATTAATGGGGTTTATAAATCGTCAAATAGTGCAGAAATAAATGAACTGGTAGATTTTATAAATGAAAACAAATTTGATAATGCAAAGAAAGCACAGGTAGAAGAAGCGGTCAGAAAGTTACACACACAATATGCAAGTGATAGGGCTGGAAACAATTTAAGAAGGTATGCAAGTCAGATAGCCCATGATTCTGTAATGCAGTTTCACGGACAATTCACAGTTGCAAAAGCAAAAGAAGCTGGGCTTACTCATTTTACCTACACAGGCACTTTAGTTCGAGATAGTAGAGAATTTTGTGTTGGTATGCTTAACAGGACACTCACAGAAGAACAAATACGAGAAATGTGGAACAGAAGGTCTTGGCAAGGTAAATCAACTGGTGACCCTTTTATTGTAAGGGGTGGTTATAGATGCAGACATACTTGGCTACCAACAGACCCAGCATGGGGCGAAGAAGCAGATGAAGTACCCGAAGAAACACCAGTACAACCGACAACACCCCCGCCAGTTGTTGACGAAACAGACATATTTCAACCTATCAATCGTGAAGGTGTTACAGAACAAACAATTAAAATAGTTTCTGCAAATGAAGCTACAAAAAGACTAAATAAAATATTTAATGATGCTAGTAAAGATGATAGGTATTTAAATAAAAATAAAGTTCATTATTCAAGACAAAAAGTTTCAGACTTTGGAACTATAGCGGGTTCAAAATTAGATGACGATAGTTTATCTATGATATTGGCTTTGATGCCCGAAGCAGAACAATTATGTAAAAAATTTAATGTGCCTATGATAAGAGGAATTAGAGGTTCAAAAAATGAGCGTTCTTTTTTAGCTAATATGGGCGATGGAACAATGGGTATACAAGTTCAATTTGCAAAAAGAACTTCTAAAAATATTGGAAGCAAATCTGTAAGGGAAGCTAGAAGCAAAAAAATTGAACAACAACTAGATAAACTTTTAGATGAAGAAGTAGTTTTAGTAAAGCAATTAGAAAAAATTTATAAAGAAGTTGGGGCTGAAACCTATTATGAATTTAGAAGAAGCACAGGCATAACTTTAGTTCAACTAAGAGCAGTACAACAATTATTGAAAAAGAAAACTAAAGTTAAAGACAAATATAATGAACTTAATAAATTATCAACTACATCACTACATACCGAAAAATCTAATTGGAAAAGAGGTGATAATTTAAAAGATAGACCTTTTTCAGCTAAAGCATTTGAAGATAATAATTTAGACCAGTTTAGAGCCACATTTTACCATGAAATAGGACATCATGTTCATCAGCAATACAAAATTAAAGATATTAGGGTAAGCCCCGCTAGTGGGCTTGAACCCGAATGGACACAAGTTGAAAGACCATTAGAAAAAAGACTAAATAAAGTTAAAAACATTAAAGAACACAGCCCATCGGGTTATGGAACAACTAATACTAAAGAATGGTTTGTTGAAAACTTTTCACTTTATTATAGGGGCAAAGAAGATTTAGTAGCCCCCGAATTTTTGAAATTACTACAGGAAATAAAAGATGACAAAATCCCTTGAAAAAATAATAGAAATTTTACAAGAAAAAGGCGAAAATCTTTCTAAAGAAGATATTGCACAAATTAGAGAATTGTATGTGGATTTAAGTTTGAAAGAGAATACAATCATCAATGATATCGAAGAAATAATATCACAAATTGAAATAACACCGAAAGAAGATGTAAAGATTTGAAAAAATTCAATAAATTTGATATAAATAGTAAAATGGAGGACATAAATGTCAGAAGAAAATAAAGTAGAACAAACAGAAGAACAGGAACAGGTTACACAGCCCGAAGTTACTGAAGAAAAGCCAAAAGAAAGAATGTTTACAGAAGCAGAAATGCAAGAGATTGTCACGAACAGAATGGCTAGAGATAGAAGTGCCTTGAATAAAAGGTTAGGTGTAAAAGATTTTGAAGAAGCTGTGTTAGCTGTTAAGCAACAAAAAGAAGCCGAAGAAAAACAAAAAATTCAAAAAGGCGAGTTTGAAGAAATCATAAAAAACAAAACTCAAGAGTTTAACAGGGAAAAAGAAGAATTACAAAACCAATTAAGAGATATAAAGATTAATAAAGCATTGTTATCGTCTGCTTCAAAAGGCAGAGCAATAAACCCCGACCAAGTGGTTTCACTTTTACAAAACCAAATCAAATTAAATGAAAGTGGAAATGTTGAAATACTTGATTCAAAAGGTTTACCAAGATATAACAATAATGGGGAACTCTTTACAACTGATGAACTGGTTCAAGAGTTTTTGACACAGAACCCGCACTTTGTATCTGCAACCCCTAGCGGTAGTGGCACAAGGTCAAATGTGGACAGACAAGAACTCAAATCGTCTTTTAAACTTGAGGATTTAGATTTTAGTAACAAAGAGCATAGAGATATGTATCGCAAATATAAAGCGGAAAGAGATTCTAAGCCTAGAGTTATTAATATGAACAAATAATATAGCTATTTTTTTTAAGGAGTAATATATGGCTAATGAAACAACCAGTTCAACCATTTCGGAGTTGTATACCGAGATAGTTGCAGAAGCATTGTTCATTGCTAATGAGCAATCAATTATGAGAAACCTTGTTAGAAACTACACTATTGCGGGTGGTGGTAAATCAGTTGAAGTTCCAATATATTCAGCAGTATCAGCGTCAGCAGTTAATGAAGCTACTGATTTAAGTAATACAGCAGTAAATCCAACATCAGTTACTATAACAGCTTCAGAGGTTGGTATTATGACAACATTAACAGACCTTGCAAGAAATTCAGCTTCAAGAAATGTAGCTGGAGATATTGGAAGATTATTTGGCGAAGCTATTGCGAAAAAGATAGATGGTGATTTATCAGCATTATTTAGTGGCTTTTCTACAGAAAAAGCGGGTGGTGCTGGTCAAGAACTTACTGTTCAAGACTTATTTGAAGCAAGTGCAGAACTTAGAACAAATAATGCCCCAGCCCCTTACTATGGTGTATTTCACCCGAAGCAGATTTTTAATGTTAAGAAATCTTTAACAAATACATTTGCTGGTTTAAATACAGAATTATCAAACGAAGCTATGAGAAATGGTTTAGTTGGTCAGATTGCTGGTATTCAAATTTTTGAATCAAGTAATATTTCTGTTGATGGTTCAGACGATAGTATTGGTGGAGTATTTTCCCAAGATGCTTTAGCTTTGGCAATGATGCAAGACCTAAAGATTGAAAGTCAAAGAGATGCTTCATTAAGAGCAGACGAAATCGTTGCAACAGCGGTTTATGGTGTCGGTGAATTACACGATACATATGGTGTTAAATTAACAGCAGACTCAGTTGCAAGTTAAAACTTATGGGGTGGTTTTTCCACCCCTTTTCATTAAGGGATAGATTATGGATAAGGTAAAACTTACAAAAGACGATAGAGTTATCGAAAGACCTAAAGTAGATTACGAAAACAATATTGATATATGGACAAGAAGGGGTTGGAAGCTAGACGAAGGCAAACCAAAAGCCCCGCCAAAAGACCAAACTATTATCGAGGAAAAACCAACCCCAAAACCAGCTAAAAAGGATAAGTAATGTCCTCAACAGTTTTTAGTGTGCAAAATACACATCTGCAAAAGATACAGCCCGATATTTTAGAATTTGGGATTACAACTTTTGTTGACCAAATACAATTTGCTGAAAATGATGTTATAAGACGAATTAGGGAAGAATGGTGGGAAAGATACAGGCACACAGTTCGTTACAAGGATATTACTAAAGTAACATCTGTTGAAATGGAAAATAGTAAACTTACACCAGCACAATTTGAATTGGCAGTTGTTTATTTGGCATTATGGAAATATGTTTATCCTCAACTAACGAAATGGCGTGACCCCGACACAGGCGAGGGAAAAGACACATTTCAAGTTCAGATTGACTTTTATCGGGATAGATATGATGAAGAATTTAATGCTATTCTGCGAGATGGTGTCGAATACGATGAAGATGGTGGTGGAACTGTAAGTGATAGTGAAAAAGAACCAATTCATCATTTAAGATTAGTTAGATGATACAAGCACAAGCCAAAGTGAACACAATAGAGGTAACGAACCTTTTAAAAAGAATTGGTAGAAAACAAAGGGCTGTTATTAATAAATCACTTAATAGAGTTTCAAACATGGCTGTAATGATGATTACAAAGCGTACACAGGCTGGAAAATTACCCGATGGTGGTCAAATGCGGTCATATGCAAAAGGTACTGTCAGAAGCAGAAAAAAACGGGGTAGACAAACAGGTTTTGTTGACCTTACAGACACGGGCAAAATGTTTCGCAGTTTAGATTTTAGAACAACAGGATTTAAAAGCACATTGTTTTTTTCAAATATGGAGAGAGCAAAAATAGCTTCTTATCACGATACTTTTGGTGTTGGTAGAAGAAAAATTACACGACCATTTTTTTCTATTGGAGATAAAGAAGAAATTAAATTAAAAGCTGAATTTTCAAAGTTTTATTTTAAAGAAATGAGATTATGAGCAAAAGAGAAAACATAGCTGGTGATATAATTACAAAACTTGATGCAGTTACAAGCCCTATCGAGTTTAAAAAAATTACAAGAGAACCTTTTGAAGTTGAAGAATTAAGTGATGCACAATTCCCAGCATTATTTGTGCAATCGGGTGACGAAACAAGGGAAGTATCAAGCATAGGTGATACAGGTGCTGGAACTTACAGGGGAACTTTAGATTTCTTAATTGTTGCTTTTGGTAAAGGCACAACAAGCAACATTGATACAGTTAGAAACCAAATTATTGAAGTTATCGAAGAAACACTTGATAATGATGTAACAAGAAACGGAAACGCTATTGATACACAGATTATTGAAGCAACAACAGACGAAGGAACAATTTATCCCTATGGCGGGGTAAGAATAACTGTTAGAGTAATATATGAATTTACAAGAGGGAGTGCATAATGGCAAAACAAATCACAATGTCAAAAGATGATATGATTATTCGTTGTTCAGAAGACCATATAGAACATTTTAAAAATCTTGGGTACAAAGAACAAAATAATACTTCAAAGAAATCCGAAAAAATGTTAAAACCAAAAGAAGAAGAAAAGGAGTAAAGCATGGCTACACATCACGGAAAAGAAGGTGTTGTTACTATTGGTGGAACGACACTTGGCAATGCAACTGGATTTACAGTTGATACTACACACGATGTTGTTGAAGATACAGCATTAGGGAGTTCAATGAAATCTTTTTTAGTCGGAAGGGGTACATTTACCGCCACGATTGAAATGAATTTTGATGAAACCGATACTGGTCAGACAACAATGGTACAGGGTGCTGAATTAACATTTGCATTTTTGCCCGAAGGCAATGCAAGTGGCGATAGAAAATTTAGTGGTTCGGGTATCGTAACTGGAATGTCAGTTGGTGTTCCCTTAGATGGTGTAATAACTAGAACTGTTAATATTCAAGGCACAGGCGGTCTTACAATCGGCACAGTTTAATTTAAGAGTTAAACATGGCAGATAACAAGATTGATTATTTTAGTGGTGTTCGTGACCATTTTAATAGCCTAGAAACACAAGTTATAGAAGTACCCGAATGGGGGTTGGTAGGTGATATGGCTATCCATACCAAACCTTTTAACATGATGGAAAAGCAAAAACTGTTCAAAGGTGCTACTAATACTGATTTATTAGTTTTGATTGATGTAATTATTACAAAGGCTTTAACAAAAGATGGTGAATTAATGTTTAATGCTAGTGATGCTTTAAGTTTTAAGAAAAAAGCAGACACAAACATTATTGCAGAAGTTGCTACAAAAATAATGGGAACAGGAAACACCGATGTTGATGACTATAAAAAAAACTGAAGAACGATAATGAACTTCACAATATTTTTAGTTTAGCCGAAAGATTACATAAAACAGTTTCCGAAATCTTGCAAATGCCAGTAAGTGAATTTTATATGTGGATAGCATATTATGAAATTCAAAACGAAGAAAGAGAACGGGAAATGAGATTGGCACAGGCAAGAAGATAAATGGCAAGTAAACAAGTAAATATTGACATCATAGCGAAGGATAAAACCCGACAAGCTATGCAAAGTGCGACAACGAATGTCGACAAAATGAAAAATGCAGTATTTAATTTGCGAAATGCACTAATCGGCTTGGGTGCTGGGGTTGCAATTAAATCTTTTATTGATGTTGGTAAACAAGTTGAATCTTTACAAATCAGATTAAAATTTTTATTTGGAAGTGTCGATGAAGGTGCGAAGGCTTTTGATGTCATGGCAAAGTTTGCTTCTAAAGTGCCTTTTAGTTTACAACAAATTCAACAGGGTGCGGGTAATTTAGCAGTCGTAAGTAAAAATGCCGAAGAATTACAAGAAATGCTTCAGATTACTGGAAGGGTTGCTTCTGTTACTGGTTTGGATTTTAGAACTACAGCAGAACAAATTCAAAGGTCTTTTTCTGCTGGTGTAGCAAGTGCAGATATTTTTCGTGAAAGAGGTGTTAGGGATTTACTTGGATTTAAAGCTGGTGCAACAGTTACAGCAGAAGAAACAGCCGAAGCATTTAGAAGGGTTTTTGGTGCAAATGGTAGATTTGCAAATGCAACAAAAGATTCC